CAGCAAGCTTTTTAAAGCCTTCTGCATTGTCCATCGTGTCATTCCAATCCATCGAATCGCCAGAAGTTTCATTCCAAACTCTGACATACTTTGGTTTGAATCCACAGTTGACATCATATGCGGCCGCTGTCGAATTGGTGATATATGTACCAGTTACTCGGCGGGGCACGCCATCTGACGCTTTAAGTGTGGCTGTTATTGCCATAATATTGAATTTCTTTTAAAGGATTAATTAGTCGAACTTCTGCAACTTAATATCTCGCGGATCACCGCTACCAACTCGCAATGGATGTTCTCGCACGTTGAGTTGATGATCAGTTTTCTCTTTAAGAGTCTTGGCTACCTGAATAGGTACATCTACTATTTGTCCTTTACGGATAAACAGAGTGTACCCATTCAAGGTAACCTGATGAGTTGCACCAATTTTTTCTTCTGCCCCTAAGGGGATCATCACTGGAACACGTGGTTGGCTCATCAGAGCCTTCCGCATTTCATGTGCTTTGCCTGTTAAGGGTGCTTTGTTTTCAAACGTAGCAAAAGGATTGAGTGATTGCTTGGCTTCTTCTACCTCTTTCTCGATTGCATCACTTTGTTTGTTGCCAATCCCTTCAGACTCCATGGTCATTCGTTTTGGTTCTTCGACAACCGGAGTTTCAGCCTCTGCTTTTGTAAGAGGGTCTAACTTTTCTTGCGTAGACTCTTGTTCTTTCAAGAGTGTACGCAGTTCACCATAGGAGGCGGTCGGGTTGAATTTTACTCCTAATCCGGCCAGCTGCATTATGATGTCTTCTTTTTTAAGCTTAGGCATTAGTTTCTAATTACGGATTAAGCGCTGACAGCGTGCTGTAAGTCCAGAACAAATGCATCATTCAGAACGTTTGTTGCAAATGTCGTAAACCAGACAGACGTTGTTCGTTGTTCAAACGGATCAGCGTTGCCACCTGGCCCTTGGATAATGTTTCGAAGAGCTTCACCAGCAATCCGAGAGTTCATATACGCTTCTTTAGCCAAGATGATAGTGCTGTAGACATCAATGCTACCAGCGCCACCAGCAGTACGAACTTTAGCATTGGTTGTTTCAATGAAGCGGACTTCATCGAGCGTACCAACTTCGTTTTCCATAGCTGCTTTCTGAGAACCGTATTCCTCGACTCGGATGAATCCAGGAATCTGTTTCAAATCGTAGGTAGCATTCGGATGAACTAATCCAACGAAGCAAGCATCTAAGGGAGAGCTGTTAAACCCGTCAGAAGAATCCACCATTTCAGTTATCTTCATGGCGTTGTTATTCTTCAAGGTTCGAACGGCTTCCATAATTTCCTGCTTGGTCAGTTTCATAACAGAACTGACGGTTGCCGTTGAAGTAGCGGTCGAAGCATACTGTTTGGTTGTGGTCGTCGCCAGTTCTTCACGATTTAACTGATCGAGGGTGTTACCGGCATTTTGAGCCAAGAGATCATTCACCTCGCGGAGAATTGGGTCTAAGGTCGTGTAGAGCAATTTTCGAGTTAAGAGAACGCCTGAGCCATACTCTTGAACAGTTGTGTCCACGTTTGTGACTGCCAACTGTTGGAGATCGGGCGTGACGCCTTCAACAATCGGCGTAGTCGCGACTGTTAAGAGAGTGTAACGGCGGCGGCGAATCAAGGTGCCGTTGTTACGAGGCAGATCAGCAATATCGGCCCATTTAGCATGAGGAAGGTAGGGGACAGCCTTCGTCAAAAGTCTCCGATTGAAGTACTCTGTCGTGGCTTGCGTTATCTGAGCTGTTCCGGTTTGTGCCATAAGTATTAAATTAAGAAATTAAGATCGAGCTAGTCTCTGTTGTTCCCGATCATATTCCTTGAATTCAGCCGGGGTCATCTTGCGAATATCCTCAGCTGTTCTCGTATCTTTGCTTCGAGTATCTCTCGCGCTGGAACCAGCGCTCCGTGTTTGCTTCGCGTCCAAATCAGCAGCTTTACGCTTACTGTCTGTTCGTGATTTAACATTTTTTCGATCGAGATACGCATAGATCACTTCCGGCGGAACGCCTTTATAGACCGTATGCCCCATATATGCCTTGATAGTCTTTTCATACTTCTTGGCATCGGGTTCGCGGGTAAAGAATTCGTTTAAATCCTGCGCGTCAGCCTGGCTCATAAGACCTTGCTCAATTCTTTCTAAGCGACTAGTGACATCATCAGAACTTTCAACTTCTTCTTCCTCACCCTTTTCAACATCATCGTCTGACTTAGAGCGCAATCGTTCGATTGTTTTCCTTTGTCGTTCGATGATATAGGAAGCATTGGGACGTGTCGGAATTGTATCGGAACCATCAGCGTCATCTTCCTTGGAAGTTTCCTTTGCTTCGGATTCTTCTTTAGAATCAGACTCTTTTTGTTCAGCCTCTTTTTCAGATGTGTGGCTGCCTTCATCCTCACTGTTTCCCTCAGTCGAAGTCTTTGTATCAACTTCTTCTTCAGTTGTAACAGCGGCCTCTTTAACCTCTTCTTCTGCCATATTTTTTGGTAGTTACTCAGCTTGTATAGTTATAGCGAAACTATAATAGCTGGACGGATAATGATGCTAGTATACTTAATCCCTGTGAAACGTACAATTATGGCTTTGTTTCAAAGTCCTCTTTTTCGAGATAGACTTCTTCTTCCCGGTCTTGTTTAAAGAATTCAGGGTTATCCATTTCCCTCGTTAAATCAGCCGGCATATTTAAAATATCAAGGCGATCAATCTTTTGCTTCTTAAGTACCTCAAGCAGGATTTTATACTCGCTGGCAATCAAATTAGAGTTATCACCATCAATCTGTGACTGCAATGCATCAAGAGATTCCTGTATACGCTGGCACATAATAGACCAGAACTCGCTAGCTGCACCCTGCCGCAACACTTCTTGAATAGCGGTCTTATGTTCAGGGTTATGAATATCAAGAGTACCCATTATCGTGGTGGTGTCGGCTTAGGCGTCGGTGAAGCGACTCCAGACGGCGCGGGCATCGGCGGACGATTAGCCATGCCTTGAGCTGGAACCCTTACCGGCGCGTTGTTCGGCTGTCCCAAGCCGGTGGGTGGTTGAAAGGGTTGAGCGACCTGCTGGGGAAATAACTCAGGCTTATTACGAACCTGTAAAGCTAACTCTTGATGCATACGAATATGGGCTCTGGCTGCCGAAGTCATGTTTGCCTTGGAATGAATTTCAATATGGATGCGATGATCATCACGAGCATTAATCTTCGGCAATTCATTCTGATTTAATAATTCATTTTCACGCTCAGCTTGTTCTTCATCCACTGTCGGCGGGAAAAGCATATCAATCTCTTCCTTAGTCATCCCGCGCAGTTTCGCACCTTTCTTAAGTAAATAGCGCTTGTTCGTATCAGGGTCTTGAATAGCAATCACAGCAAATTGATCGAAGGATTGCTGCTCACGAATCCGCTTGGCTTCTGATAATACTAACGACTCAATCTCCACATCGGGATCACGCTGAGCGATAATGTTTTCTCTCGTTAATGGCCGCCAGATAGGTGCGAGTGGTCCTTGAATACGGACAACCTTTTCATCAATTTCATTCTTGAAGTAAATCTTATACATGCGATACCACTGCAACCAGAACTTAGCCTCTGCCCAGCCGTACACCTTAGCACTCATCCCATAGCGCGTATCCACATTAGCTGAGACTTTATTAAGTTCTCCTAAAGTCCGCTTATCACCTTGCGGCACACCTTGTTGAATCTCAGGCGTAGCGGTCGCTCGTTGGACTGACTGATCAAGCATGTCCATGATGACATTCACATACTGGTGCACGACCGATTTCTGCACCGGCATCATCGCGTTATCAACCCGGCCATCGACGCCAATAAACTTATTAGACTTCCAGTTCAATTCATTCTTATTCTTGATGCGTGTGCGATCATACATGTACTGTGGCAAGGCATCAATAACAGCCGATTTTACACCTAAGTTTAACAGCTTAGCGCGTGCTCGTTGCTTATCTTCGGTGATGTCAGGAATTGAAACGCCATCCCAGTCATTACTCATGGGGAATAATGACCTATCAATCACAGGCCATAACATGCCGTACTTTAATTTAAAGAGGCGAACCACCGTTGAACGAGAGTTAGCCAGCGTGATTAAATACCGTTCGCCCTTGATGGTTGTCAGCCAATTAAGTAATTGAAATTCGTAATTGCCATAATGATCTAAAGCATCTTCATCTGGATAGAAACGATCACGACCCTGAGCCTCATCACGCGCTTGGCGAGCCACATCAATCAATGAACGAATATCTTTATCCTTGCGCAGTAAATCACAATTAAAATACGCTGGGTTATCTTTCATTTCGTAATAGGTTGCGCCGACCTCCCAACCACCAAAGCGCATCGCCCCCTTCATAGAATTGCCTAAACCATTAACGGACGTCGCTCGTGGATCGCGAATAAAGGTCATCGGATCAAGCAACTCTGGTGCCGGAGCCATAATGCCCGGTTCACGATTAAACTCCATCATGAGCAGTAAGCCTCGGCCAAAGAACTCAGCGTCCCAATTCCAATAATAATCAATCTCTGATTTCCCCATGATGCCATAATCAAATTTTGACAAAGCGTTTAGATTCTCTTCAACCTCGTCATCATTCTCATTTCGACCCTTCCACGCTGTCATCAACTGATCAACGTAGAGTGAAGCGTGAATCGTATTAAACACCGTAAACATGAGCGGATCACCGACAGAACTCCGCGCCCGACGCTGGTTATTATACAAACGCAAGCGAGCTAACCCAATAGCTCGCTTTTCCTCACTGAACCGAATACTCGCCTCGTACTCATCATTCACCTGGTTAACTAAACGGCCTTGAGTTTCAACATCAATATGTTCCTGGACGATGGACTCACCATGAACAATTTCACGATCAATATCTTTGAACTCTCCTCGCAACGCTTCAAAAACCTTGTTGGGCTTATTACTACTACTAGGCATAGGGATCTAATTCTTGTTCTTCTTGTAAAGCTGACATGCCACCAGTATACCCCGAACTTATTTGATAGGGAATAAACACTGGTTCAAACAAGAGCAGACGATGCAAGTTTTCCACCTGATGATCATTCTTATCTTTGGGCCTGCCCGACAATTGTTTATCGTCTTTACTGCTGCCTTTCCACTCTTGCCACACATACTCTTCAATCTGTTTAATGGCAATCTGGCACGTATCAAAGATAAATACTTCAGGCGGACGGATCATACGTCCCTCCTTCACTTCATAGTGGAAAGCATCGTTCGTCCGCTTAATCCCCGCCATTAAGTCTTTACTGCCAGCAATATATGTTTCGCCTAAATCAAAGAGCTGTTTACCAACACTTGCCTCTTCTTTATGCTGATCGTCATTAAACGCACTCGGGTCGATAATGCGTCCTTCGATCCGATAATTCATAGCTGATTCAAACGCCTTCATACGTTCATGGAATAACTTTATCGATCGTTCACCTAAAAGTTCTCCACAGACAAACTTAGTGCCGTGCCGATTCACTGCTAGATACAACACATGATCAGGCACCCGTGGATGTGGATCAATGGCTTTATACACACAGTAGTCTTGTTCGTTAAGCGCAAATGGTTTAATGACATGCACCTTGCGCCGCATATCTTTATGCACCCGACCAATGAGATGGCCAAATTTACCGAAGATGCGCGCTTCTTTTTCATCATCCGGAAATCCGTCAGCGATACGTTGAATATGCTCATGTTTTAAAATCCCACGCACGCCATGAGTAATACAATTGTCCTCCATTTCAGCCTCGACATAATCGGCATACGCGCCATCACTGTGCTCATCCATCCACTCTTTGATCCACGCGCTGTAATTAAGCGGCGTGAATGTCCAGAAAATAACCATACCCATACGACCGCGTGAGAGCGTCGCCATAAACTTATCTTTCGGCATCGGTTCGTCTATCCACACAAAACCTAAATCCACGGACTCAAATTCCTTCTGCTCTTGTTCAGTCGACATGATGTCAATCACCCAGCCCGTATTAGTTTTTATTTTTTGCGTGTATGCCTTACCTGATTTTAATTCCTCATAGTTTGCCTCAGGTATATTTCGCGCCTCATTCGCCGGAAACCATTTATTTAACTCTGGTATAATCTTTTCCTTGATTGTGGTTGGATCTGAAATAATGCGGCCACGCTTTTCGTAAGGCCAATTCTGGAACAGTGGATATTGAAAATAATCGCTTTGCGGACCGAACAAAATGTTTGTGACGATATTTGCACCAGCGGCTGATTTGCCGACACCGTTAGCGGCAACGAACATAGTGATAAAAGTTTTACCAGTCCCAACCAGTTGTATAAATTCTTCTGCTTTTCCATTTGGTTCGTATTTCCAACTTTTATTACTCTCCCTGATTTTCTTTTTGTCCGAAGAAATCTGCAAGAGCCTCTGATATGATTCCGGACTCTTCATTTTCCAATTCTCTAAGATGGCCTTGGGTAAGCTCTCCAGAGATTTTGACCTCACCGTGTTCAGTTGGTTTTCCATGTCTACGATCTAGTATATCACGATAAAAACGATAGTTGCCTTCCATGGCTCGATCATAACCAGATTCTATCAAAACATGTTCTACGTCTTCAACGGATAGGCCTTGTCGTTTAGCAATTTTAAGCATTGCCTCTTCGTAAATACTGTCATAATCTCTCTTGCCTTTAGGCTTACCAGCTGGATTCCCTGAAACTCCTTTTGGCCATACAAGCCTTCCAAACTTATCAGGAACTTTTCTTGGTTTTTCTTGAATACTATCTTGCTTCAGTATCCTTTTTTTTTATTTATATTTTTCATAAAATTAACGACAAAACATAAAATAAAACTAAAACAGAAACGGGGACTCCGAGCAACCAGGCAAGTACATATCCGAACATAAAAACACTATACCTAAATCTTATATTTTCGTCCAGTCGGCCGTCTTCTCTCAGCTGCTTTCTCGCGCAAACATTCCGTTCCGCATCGCCAACAATTTGCTCGCTTTTCGGTCGCCGGAATGAGGATCGACCGACCACATTCCGGGCATGCCACGTACGCGCCTTTTACTTCCGGCGGATACTCAGCGCTCAACAATTCTTTAATCTTTTTACTTCTCTTTTTCATTTCTTTATTTCAATAGATTCGACTACATCGTACTTATTCCGACTGACTAAATCCATGGCCCGTTTCTGACCGGCTTTCACCGACGGCGCTTTCACCTTCACTTTCACTAAATTGCTTTTTCCGTTAACGCTTTGATTAACATCGTAGCACTCAAACTTAAACGTAAACATCGTTTGAGGTTTTTCATTTTCTGGAATCTCTGCATTTTCACCTAATAAATTTTTCATACTCTTGGTTTTATCACCACCCCTCGTTTTTCTAAAATAGCTACTGCTTTTTCCATAGCCACATTTTCATCAAACCCCTGAATCAGAAAATACGAAATGGCGCCTTGCAACATGCGGCTGATCGAATCATCGCCCGGCGCTAACTCTTCTGATCGAGCAAATGGCGAATGCGCGCGACAAACCACCCGATTAAATTTCATGATCGAAAATTCCCGGTCCCGTTCCCACATCACCTTTCCACACTCCTCACACTTCCCCGTCAATTCGTACGGGCATACTTCATTCTCGGCATGAATCCGGGTACGGCTCGTGCACATTTCATTTTGGCACACCCGCTGTCCGTACTTAATCAGGGGAGCATCTAAAAGTTCAATCGAACCGATAGTGCCGATCTCGCACTGATACACCGGATCGTCAAACGTCGCAATCTGTTTCGGGTTGTAATCCGGGGATCTCCGGAAGGCAATTAAATCAGCGGCCTTTTGATTATCAATCAAAATCGGTTCAACGCCTTTTTGCTTAAAATTAACGCGGTGGGTTTTAGTTAAAATCGGGGTCATCTTTTTAGGCTTAAAAAATTAAAGATTCAAACCGCCGTTCGGCCAGTTTGGTTTATTAAAATTCTCATATTCTCGACGTCTTGACGTTCTTTTTGATGTATTGTCTTCCTGGTTGCCACTTGGTTTACCAGTGGTTGCCACTTGGTTTACCGATGGTTGGGGGGGGTTAAGTTCCGTTCCGTTAAGTTCCGTTAAGTTACGCTTACCAGTGGTTGCCACTTGGTTGCCACTTGGTTTACCAAGATTATTTGGCTCAGGAAAGCGATAGTCAGGCCTATCGCCGCGCAACGTCTGATGTTTCTCAAACTGGTTGACATGTACATACCTTTCTGTTATACCATCATTATTTTTAATTTCATAAAACGTGATTAGATGATTGTTCTCTAACTCTGTCAATAGGTTTTCGACATATTCAAACGTATAAATCCGCCGTGGGAACACTACGCTTTTGATCGAATCGGCGTCACCATCCATGTTTCCGCCGTCATCACAATGAGGTATTAACCAACTGAATAAAAGCGCCGCCGAATCCGACACCCGATTAAGCTTTTTCGAGTCACTAATTGACCGGGAAAGCATGCGCCGATTAGCCATTTTCCCCTCCTCCAAAAACGTACTTTTCTAGCACCTCTTCTAACTCACTTCTTAGGACTTCGTTACCATCC